TAGAGCCACAAAAGATTTCATTAGAACTTGGTGGGATAGACAGGAATTTGATTTGCAGTTGAAAGATTACGAAGGCAATTGCGATATGTGCTGGAAAAAATCAGAACGCAAGTTACTGACAATGATTTTAGAAAAACCACAACTTATTGAGTGGTGGAATGAAATGGAAATTAAATATGGTCAAGGCGAATTTTCATTTTTCAGAAACAACAAAACCGCCATTGACTTAATTGAAATGTCAAAACAGAATTTCACGAAAGCAACAGACGAATATGAAGCAGGGAAATGTCAAACTAAACTATTTGATTATGACTTGGATATTGAATACGATTGTTTCTGCAAGTCTTCGTAGTGTGTCGCTTGGCATTTCTGCTAACGCTGCGCTTGACGAAACAAAAGAATATCAAAAAACATGAAACAGTATAATTATAAGAAGGTTATAGGTTTCACTGAGCAGCAGCGGCAAGCGTTTGTGATCCTGGAAGATCATGGGGTTAATATCAATAAATTTATCCGGCAGGCAATTGCTGAGAAAATTAAGAAGGATTGGAAGGAGATAAAAGCCGAAAACAATAAGATTTATTCCCCTTTTTGAATTTCCGTCTATGCAATATTATTACCTATTTTCTTTTAACTGGTTTAGGAAAAAATAAAGCATTTATTGTTTTATGCTTATAAGCTTGCGGTAAGTTCATTCACTTCGTCTCCATTCCGTTCAGGCGTTTCGTTTATTTCGCTTCGCTTCATTCGCTCAACTATCCTTCACTATTTTCCGACTCCGTTCATTTCTCTCACCTCAGCATCGCACAGCAAAAACAATTTCATTGTCTTTGCTTTTTACCCATCGCACTTTTTAAATTGATATGCTTTATTTCTTCCTACGGTCCGATCTTATATCCGTCCTTTTTGGTAGAAAAAAACTAAAAATTATTAAAAACCCGAAACTGAGAGATTTTTGAAAAAACCGAACTACAGGAACTACAAAACGACTTAATAATTTATATATCAGTATTTTAAACATTATTTTTCTGTAGTTTTCAAAAGTTTTGGTTAGTTTTGAAATCAATTTGTAGTTTCTGTAGTTTAGTTTTGAGCACTTTTGCCTCAAACTTTTGAGTTTTTCAAGTTTTTTTTGATACACTATTTATGTAGTTTCTTTTAGTTTTGACTTATCATTATTAGTTTTATTTATTCTATTATAGCCTTTGACCGGTTAATGGGTTAAGGTCTTACTCAGAAAAATGAATGATCTGAATAAATTTTGTTGATTCATTTTATATTTGCATTCTAAACTAAACCCAATGGAAGAAATAAAAAGTTATGGCGAAGCACTTTTTGTTCGCAAGAAAATTAATGATGCGAAAGCTGCACTTATCAGTTTGGATGAAAATAAATCAAATATGGATGTTGAGATTTATAATTTATCAAAAGCGGATTTGAACGCTCAGATAAGTGAATCGGAATATATGTTATCGGTTTTTTCTGAAATTACAGGCATTAAAATGTAGTGTCTGTTTTTTTAGTCCTTGCTTTATTTTGATTCTACTTGTTTTTTAGCAGCATGAGAATTTTTCTTTTTGTTGCGTATAGTATTATAATAATTTTTTCGACAGGCTTTGTAAATTATTATGCCTGGCAAAAGCCATCGTTGCCTGTTGATACATTACGCAATACATCAGTTAATATTCGAACTACTAATGTTCACCGGAACTATGTTCATTACAGTGCTGTTCCAGTGTATCTATTTTATGACACATTGTATTGTAACTGTGTATTTGAACGCGTAATATTATATGGGCAAGAAAACATACAAATTAGAGATTACCAAACACCTTCAAAATAGAGTTGAGTACCGTTATGCGGGAATATTGAGGTTATGGTTTGAGACTTTTCTGAAGCCGGGAGATATTGAGGTTACCTCTGATGAAATATGTATGGCAATGAAGAATCAAACCAAATGGATGGAAGAGCCATTCAGGTACCGTTTTGAGCATACAGCAACATTGGCTATGGTAATCAGGAATAGCGATAATGTTGTTATAGCAACGATCTCTATACACAACTGATCTGTGAAAAAATGATAAATAAACAGTGCTGAATGAGTAAGTTTTAATTATTTTTACGCACATATTATGCAAAGCATTCCAAATAGATACAGTAAGGATCCGAACATAGGCAGTGTTCGTACAATATTGTTTATGCCAATGAATGCCATCTCCCTGGGTTTACCTTTAATGGAGATAGCACCTTATAATCATCAGGTTGATGTTAGTGGCATATCCATTGATTACGATAAGTGGTTTATGGCAGAGTACATACAGAGTACATCGAGATGGGAATATGCAGAATCAATGACAGCAAACGGCATTCTGTATAAACACTCTGTACAATTTAATGTTGCAAAAGATTATGATTTTCGTAGAATAGATTTTGACGATATGGAGCATAGAGAGTACGCTGTATTGCTGTTGGATAATAATGACAAGGGTGTTTTTTTCGGGTATATAAACCTTAAAGGTGATAAGATGGGAATGCGTTTAACTAAGAAGAAAAACACAGGAGAGAAACTTACAGAGCTCAATTTTTATCAGCTTACTTTTGAGATGGAGAGTCCGATGATGCCTTATAATGCTTTCTATATTACAGGTCCAATAGTGGATCCGGTTCCTTATGATCCGAACACACCATTGCCACAACCTATTGATAACAATCAACAACCCAATACATAGTGATTATAAAGATTCCTGTACAGTATCACGTTAGGCAGTATCTTATTAATAATCCGGAAATATCAAAACCTTTTCAAATTAAAGAAGGTGATAATATATTTGGAATACTGATACCGTTGTTAGAGCCAAAACGCAAGAGTGAATTACCGTTGCGTTATGCTGAATCTCGATATATAGAGTGTAAATTATCGAGTAATCATCGTTATGGCCATAAGATATGGTTACCAAAATGGAAGGCAAAGCATTTTGATGATCATATTGATCAAATGATCCGTACCGAATTTAAGAGCTTTATTGAGTTTGTGAAGACCAATGATGAAACAAAAAAAGTTGATGAGATGATTCGTTATTTTGAGGGGAAATATCAGCTTCAGGACACGATTTTGAATTTTAGTACATTGAAAAGGATGTATTATAGAAGTCGTGAAAAGAAATTAAAGACGATGCAATCATCGTAATATATTTATTTTCCCGTTTTTGTCATCTTGTTTTGAGTAGATGATTTTTCATTTGCATTATAAGACATAATAAATTTTGTATAGGTACAGTTTAGTAAAAATCACTGCATTCAATTTATTTTATCGGTTTAAAATAAGTATTTACTTTCAATAATTACACAGTATAAATTCCATTTTATAAGGACAAGAATAGCATAGCGAATAGCGCTTTTGCCGGTGTCCTTTTAATGCGCCTTATGTCATAAGTATTTTGCACGTGCAATTTATACAATGGCTAATTTTCGATTGGTAAGTAAAATTCTTCGTGGCGCATGGCTGATAGATGATCGGTATGCAGAAGGTTTTTATGGCAGAGTCATTAAACTACTTTCTGGAGAGCCTGTATCATTTTTCAATGACGATGAAATAGCAAGTAATATTCAGCAACATAAAACGTATGCGCTTGCATTAACAGCAGGTACGATTACTCGTATTGACAGTTATGATGATGCTCCTGAGGGAAGTATAGCTGTATTGAATTATAGCGGTGTTGTGATGAAAGAGGATTCATGTGGAATTCCTGGAACAGATACCATGCGCAACCGATTGCTTGAGGCTTATGCACACAAAAACATAGGTGCCGTTTTTCTTAAAATGGATTCCGGTGGCGGGAGTGTAGATGGCACATTTGAATTTGCAGATGTTGTTGCTCAGAATAAGAAGCCTGTTATTTCTTTCATCAGTGGTATGGCAGCCAGTGCAGGTTATGCAATTATTAGTGGGTCACACAGAATATTTGCAAGTCATAAAACTACTGAGATAGGAAGCATAGGAACTGCAACAACACTTTATAATAGCAAAGAAAGATTAAAACAAATGGGCTATGAAATGTTGTACATCAATGCTGATAGCAGCCCTGACAAGAATCAAGATTATTTTAAGGCATTGGAAAAGGACTTTGCTCCTATCAAACAGAATATTTTAAATCCAACAAATACGATCTTCCAAGATACTGTTAAGTCGAACCGCTCCGGTAAATTATCTATGCAGGGTAATGAGCCGTTGACCGGTAAGGTTTATCTGGCTGAAAAGGCAATAGATCTGGGTCTGATTGATGCTATAGCTACTGAGCAGGATGCGTTGAATTATGCATTGCAAATTTCCGGTAAGAAAGAATTAAATCAAACAACCAACAATAAAATGAAAGTAAAATTAACATCGGCTCTGAAGAGTCTTGCAACATTTTTTAATGTGAATGTTGCAGAGCAAGAACAAGAAGTGGAAATTACACAGGACATGCTTTCTGAATTGAATGCAAGACTGGAAGATAATGCAAACAGTATAGCAGCCGCCACTGAAAAGAATGAGCAACTGACCTTGCAGATTAACAACCTGAATGCTCAAGTAACAGAGTTGCAAAAAACAATTGATTCTAACAAACAAACCATAGAGGCACTTAACCTTGAGCTAGCAAATTTACAATCGCCAGGTGAGGTGAAACAACACCCTCGAAAAAAGGATGTACAAGAGCATAAGCACAATCAGGAAGATAATGTTGATCCGGAAGTGAAGATGTATAAGGAGATGCAGAGCTTCGATTTTGAGAAGACTTCATTACGTGACAATCCATCTTTTGCAAATCAGGTAGAAGATTAATTCAAACAAACACAAAACCAAACAAAACCAAAATAACAAGAACCAATGGCAACCCCTAATTTATCTGCCGCAGCAGCTTACGGAACTAAGTTTGCAAAAGGCATTTTACTGAAAGTTTTCAGCGGACTAGCTGAGCAAGGAATCACTGTTTACACAGGGATAAAAGGACCTACAAAATTCGGAAAGATGGCCGCAGGTGTCGGACTGAAAGCATACAACGGAACATTTACTGCTCCGGGTGGAGTTGTATTTACAGACAGACAACTTACGCCTGCACTGGCTACTTATGAAACTCAGATTCAACCACTGTTGTATTATAACAAATGGATGGCTGATCAGATTCGTGCTAATGCTACTGCGAAGGATATTCCTTTTGAGAATTATATGTGGCAACAAATCACTCAGGAGATTCAGCATGAATTAGTAAATTCAGTACTGGGCATTGGCGATACAACTGATGTTAGTTCTAACCTGGCGATACGAATTACTGATGGATTCAATAAAATTATTGATGCAATAGGGTTGACACCTGTTGCTACAGGAGCCATTACAGCTGCAAACGTCATTACGCAATTAGAATCGGTATATGAGTCTATACCGGCACGATACAGGAAACATAAAATGAATATGTATATGTCCTATAGTGTTGCCGATATGTATAATAAGAAGTATCGTGAATTGTTCCATGATAAGCCAACATACAATGCATTTGGCCAACAAACATTAGACATTGGAAACGGTAACTGTATAATTAAGCCGGTAGAATGGATTACAGACGGAAAAATCATTGTAGCTCCACAAGAAAACATGGTACTCGGTACAGACAGTATGAGTGACATGAACACAATTGAAATGGTTAAGACTGTATATGGTTTTGACACTGCTATTGTTTTCTCGATTGGATTACAAGTGCCGGATCCTGAATTTATCTGGATAAACGATCAATTTTAAACTCATAACATTATACTATGGCTAAACAAAATAATCCATCACCAGAACCTGCAGTAGCAGGCTCTGGTGATCCAATGGAGGAACTTAAGAAGCAAGTTTCTGTACTTGAATCGCAACTATCGGAAGCAAATCAAGCGCTACAGGATGCACTTGAGCTAAACGATGCATTACAGTCGCAACTTGAGAAGAGCAATGAGATAGCTTCATTAGTTAAACCTACTGTAGAAATAGATGGAGAAACATATGTCATTGCTTTCCCAAAAATAAATTTTGAAGGTAATATTCTATCTGCTGAAGATGTTAAAGCGGATACAGAACTTGCAAAAAAAATGATTGAAATGGGAAGCGGTATGCTTCGACTTAAAAAATAAAATTTTAACAACAAAACCAAACAACAATAACAATGGCACTAACATTAGGTAACGTAACCCCACCTACCGCAACAACACTGAATATTGGCGGAACAACCGGTCGCATTTATCTTGCGGCAATTACAGACTTCCTTACAATAGGAGCTAAAGAAGAAATGAACGATCCTGCCGCCACCAATAGCGGTATTATCGAAATTACTGATGACCACACATTTACTTCTCCTAAAGGGTTTCATACTATTTATATCACGAGAGATAGCGGGAATCTTGAAGGCAAACCAAACAGTGAGCGTGACACTACCGGCTACCTCGCAACATATAAAGGGCAGACTCCCGGAGCCGATGCAGGCACAGCTTCACAACTCTTGCAATGGCAAAATATTAAAGCCATTGCCTTAGTCGAATTGGCAGACGGAAGATTACGTCAGCTTGGAAGTGCACGTTTCCCTGCAGAAGTAAAGACAGAGTGGAGCTCCGGTAACAACGAGAAGGGTTACAGAGGATGGACAATTACAATTTCATCATTTGAATCGTCTGAAGCAGAATACAAAGGTATCATTACCTTAGCTACTCCATAATTCTAACTCAATAATAAATACACTATGAGCAAATTTCCAGCAAGTGTGACTGACAAGTATGATGTAAGTCCACGACTCAGCGCACAACAAACAATTATGCCATTGCGATATGGCGGACAGATGATGGATTTATCTGTCATTGATGTTCGTGCAATTGACATCTTCTGTGAGAAGTATCCTGACAATCCATATTTTAAAAAGAAGACGGATAAAGTCAATCAACCTTCTGAGCCTTCTGCTACTAAAAAGTAACCTACCTTAAAACTAAACCTTTAAATTAAACAAGTCCGCTATGTGGTAACATGTAGCGGATTTTTTTTTATGTTTGCATCGCAGACAATGAAGATAACACACAATACCTCTGATAACAGCAGGGCTCTCCTGAATATATTGAATAAAGGAGAATGTGTGTTATTTCATGCATTGTCTGCAAACAGACCTGTTAATAATATTGCTAATGTCAGAGGAAGCAGAAGAGGAACCCAAACAAGTTAATTCAGAAGCGACAGATTATTTGCTTGATAAGTTTTTCTTTCGCTTTGTTCCTGCAGACAGCAGTAATGCCTCGCTGCGTAAATCAACTAACGAAATATTAGAAATGTTGAGTGATCATTGCCCTCATTATATTCAGGCAAGTGATGTTTATGATGCTTTGATTGCAAGAGGCTATGATTTTGAATTTATTGACGAAGGCACAAGAATTGTGTGGCTGCTCAATTATAAAAAGGACTAATTCAATCTATTTTCTTACTTGCTTAGAATGCTTATTTTTGTAGCATGCAAGTGTCGTCATTACAGCAATGGGCTAAAGGTAATCGTGATTATCAATCAGGAGTAGCACTGTTGAAGTGCTTTAGCACTAATCGTGCTCTTGTCATGATCCTGGAAAGGAAGGAAACGCGCTATAATCGGGACCTTCTTACAAAAGAGATTATCAAATTATGTGCAAAACCGGAGTTTTTACAGCACGAGCAAAAATCAGAAAAAAAGGTAAAGCAAATAATTAGTGATGATGAATATTTGCGTGCAGATGATGCGATAAAAGATATTGTTAGCAGAAGTAAAACAATATACAAGCATTGTGCAGTATTGCATCATAAGCTTGTTATGATTACAGACGAAGCCATTCAGATAGCTAGAAAAGAAAAGCGACAAGGAGATGATTATTACCATAGAATAAATGAACTTCTGTCATCCAAAAACACGGGCGATCTTTGCAATGAATTACTCGATAAGGAAGATGAACTCAACGAATTGTATTTTGAAATAGATTACTGGAAGAAGTTCGGAAAACTACCTGGAGATTCAGCTAAAGCCAAAATAGAAGATGAGGATAAATTTACCATTCAGAAAAAACTGAATAATGTCAGAAGTACTATTTCTAAGGTTAAGAAAAATGAAAAACGCAAAGGTGAGATACCAGAGTTGGAAGCTATGCGGAATGCACTTGAGTTAAAACTGAATGAGCTTATTTGACACTAGAAATACATCTGCATCTACTGATGCTATTACAGGTACTGTTTCGCCTGCAACCTTACTTAATGCAGCAAGTTTGAAGTGGTTTAAATCTTACCTGTCCAAAATAGACAATGAACGGCATTATCATTTGTGGACCGGTGGACAATGGAACATGCATGATCTATTGAGTTACCTGCTGACACATACAGGTAAATCTGATTTGTTTTTAACGACATATTCTATTTCAGAAGACTCGATACGTAAATTAATCTATATGCTTAATACAGGTGTCATCAGTAGTGTTAATATGATACTTGATTATAGTGCTAAGGAATATAAATCAAATGCCCTACTCCTTGCGCAAGAACATTTTAATGTTGCGCTATGTCCGATGCATGCAAAAGTTTGTGCAATCAGAAATGTAGCGTGGAATATTAGTATTACAGGCAGTGCAAACTGGACACGGAACCCAAAAGCCGAACGTCTCGTAATATGTACCAGCAAGAATGTTGTCAATGATGATATTGCGATGATTGAATCACTATTGCGTAATGAACAACCATTTAAGGTTCGATTATGACAGATGTAAAATTACAAACGATAGAAGACTGTGGACGATGCCATTTCAGCATAGAAGAAACAGCAATGATCGCAGAGCTCACGTTGAAGTATCTTCGTGAACAGATGAATGATCCCAATAGCGCAGCATATAAACATTACCATAAAGGTCGCTTGCAAACAGTATTTGAAGTACGTAAGAGTATAATTGATATGGCTAAAAAAGGCAGTACTCAAGCTCAGGAAATGTTTATTACACTAATGAAAAATCTCAAAATCCAAGAAAGTTGATGGATGATGAAATAAAACCTATTCTTAGAACTTACACTCAGAAGACAGACATCGAAAAAATAGTTGAGCATCTTCTGCACAGAGGACCAGACAATGTTGAATTGTCTGATGCGTTACAGAAGAAGCTTAACGACTTACGTGTTTGCCGTGATTTGATTTATCGTTATGGCAGCAGATTAAAGGTTACCAGTATGCTGATGAATGATTATGGTATTTCTCAGTCAGAGGCTTACCGCCAGTATAATGATACTAAGGAAGTATTCAATGCTACCAGTGAAATATCGGGTCGTGATTTCTATGTTGATATGCTCATGGGATTTATGATTGAAACCCGTAATAAGGCAGTGGCTAAAGAAGATTTCCGCTCAGCTGCAAGCAGTGAGAAGAATATAATGAGCTTGTTACTTGAATTTTTTGGCGGTCATGAAGCTAAACTTTATTCAGAAATTCAGCCGCAGCATTTACGATATGTATTTGACCCGAAACATATAAATGCAAACCTGCCCGATAACCTTGAAGAAAGAATAGAAAAGTTCTTAAAAAAGAAAAAAGAAAATCCTCGTGATACAGATATGTTTGATGATGCTGAATTGATTGATGACGAACAATAATCTAACTACAGTTGAAGAACGGGATTATCATCTGAATAAGCCACAAATGATATACTCCCTGATTCGCCCACAGATCGGAGTTTGTATTTGGGGACGTTTTACTGGTAAGACAGATGGCCCCGGAGCAGACTTTACACTTAATAATGTTCTGACCATGCCGGGATCTAACGGATTCATTCAGGGTAAAACATACGCTCAACTTGTAGAGAAGACACTTGATGCTTTAGTTTCGGGATGGGAGAAACGCGGCTATAAACAGAATGTTCATTTTTGGATAGGCAAATTCCCCCCTGAAGAATTGAATTTGCCTAAACCAATCAGGAGACCTATATCGCCTGACCATTATATTTCTTGGTTTAACGGTTCCGGAATTTATCTTGTCAGTCAAGATAAGTTCAGCTCTATTAATGGAGTTCGATCCCAGTGGGGATTTGTTGATGAAGCAAGGCTTATTAATAAGAAAAAATTTGACGAGCAGACAATTCCAACCATGGCCGGAGGATTAAATGAATGGGGACATCTCAGCAATTACCTTAGTTTATTGTTTTGTTCCGATCAGCCACAAACCAGTTCTGAAAAATGGCTGCTCGACTTTGGCAAACATATGGATGAGGAACAAATACAACTTATATTATCATCACAATATAAAATAAGTCTCCTTGAGAAAGAAATTGAAGATAGCAGCTGCGAGAAGACTATTATCAAAGTAAAAAAGGAATTACAACGATACAATAAGCTGCTTAACGAATTACGTAAGGACTCGATTTATTTCAGTGAGGCTTCTGCACTGGAGAACATTTCTAACGTTGGATTGCAACCAATTGAAAATGCTTTTAAAACATTATCAGAAACTAAATTCCGGGTTCAGATAATGAATGAGAGAATAATACGCAATGAGTCCGGCTTCTATTCTTTATTGGACATTAATACGCATGGATATGATTCTGTTAATAATTCATTCGTTGATAAGTTAACACCGGGTATTCATCATCAACGTGATTGTCGATGGGATGCAGACTTAAATTACCTTGCACCACTCGACTTCTCTTTGGACCATAATAATGCAATCAATTCAATAGTTACCGGCCAGTATGCATCATCTAAGTTATATAGATTACTTTCTGCAAAGTATGTACTACATCCTGAATTACTCAGTCATTGCATTATGCTATGGCATGAGTATTATAAACACTTTCTCTCATCAGGTTGCGCAGAAGTTAATTACTACTTCGACTCAACTTCTATTCCTAAGAGAGCGTCAACAGATATAAACTTTTCTGACGAAATTATTTCAACGCTAACAGAGTTGGGATGGAAGGTGAATCCATATTATATTGGACAAATAGGTTCACACCACTCTCGATATCTTATGTGGGGTAAACTATTTTCTGGTGAAGATAAAAGGTTACCGGCTTTTCGTTATAACCGAAACAACTGTCTGGCATGGGAGACATCCGCACTCAATGCAGGTATTATTAAGATTGGTGAAGAAGTCAAAAAGGATAAGTCATCAGAGAGGAAAGATTCAGGTGTGCCACCGCAAGATGCTACTCACCTATCAGAAGCTGCTGATATCTTGCTTTATGCAAAGCTTAGAAGATTGTTCAATAACAAACAAGACTTCGTTGGGATGATTCATTCACATTAATTTCTTGGGCGTTCTTGTGCCTATGGCACAAGGCAGGCTCTCCGGGCTACATGGTAGCTTCCTTCAATCCTTAACGCAAACTTATAGGTACGGTTTCACCGTATGCTTCCTAAGGAACGGTTTTGGCGTGTAATCACATATCGCTGCTTTCGATTGGCAATTGCCAAGCCACTGTTAGCGTGGGACAGGCAGGGAGAACCCTTGACCCCTTTTTATTTTAACGGCACGATTGCAACAACTTGAAAAGCAGTTGTTTACAATCGTGTTTTAGATAATGATTAAAAATGGTGTAAAATACTGTAAATCAGTTGTTTCTAAATTATGTTAGTATTTTTTATAATTTGTTACATTTTATTTATATATTTGTGGTCTAAATAAATCTTAAAATTATGAAAA